GCGCAGCTTGTCCACGAGACCGCCGTATTCGGCAACACCCGCATTTACTTAGCCGTGTTGTTTGGTGGCCAAGAGTTCGTCATGTTTGAGTACAACATCACAGACGAACAGAAAAAAGACCTGCTCCAGAAAATGGCAACTGTCTGGGGAATGGTACAGGCGGGTACAACTTTACCGCCCGAAGACTTGGAGCAGGTGAAATTATTGTACCCCCAAGAACTTGTTGGTACGTTCAAAACAGCCTCACAGAGCGTAGAACAGGCTTGTCTGTATCTCAAGCAGCTCAAGGGTCAGATTAAGACGCTTGAACAACAAGAAGAGCAGCTCCAGACCATGATTCAAGGCTACATGGAGTCATCAAGCAGCTTGCAAACACTTGATGGCAACGTGCTGGCAACTTGGAAAAATTCCAAGTCAAGTTACAAGTTTGACGCTAAGTTGTTTCAGTCATCCATGCCCGACATTTACGACAAGTTTGTTGTTGAAGTCGGCGGGTCTCGCCGTTTCTTATTGAAGTGAGGCGCACATGAACGAATTTGCTTACCCAAGCCCTACAGACCCCAAGACGGGCACTCTGCAAAAGGGCATGACTCTACACGATTACGTTGCAGTTCAGTCCTTGCAAGGGATGCTGTCCAACCCTGCCTTGTTTGATGCCAATGGAGAATTCCAAGAGAACAACATCAAGGTGGCTTTTGAGATAGCTGACGTATTCATGATAAACAGGAGAGTATCGTGACCACGCAAGACCTAGCAATTTATGTGATGGCTATCAGTTCAGTCATCGACACCATTTTTGAAATTTTGGAGAAGTTCCATGTCTAACATCATCCCCTACAGCGACATTGAAAGAATGGCAAACGCTATCACAGCGTCCAAGCTATTTGGTGTCAAAACACAAAACGAAGCCATCGCCCTGATGCTGATTGCACAAGCAGAAGGTATGCACCCTGCCACAGCAGCACGGGATTACCACGTTATCCAAAATCGCCCTGCCCTTAAAGCAGATGCAATGTTGGCACGTTTCCAACAAGCTGGCGGTTCAGTTGAATGGAAGGTTTACACAGATGAGCAAGTCACGGGAGTATTTACGCATCCAGCAGGAGGCAAATTGGAAGTTAGCTGGACGCTTGCACAAGCGAAATCCATTGGAATTGCCAACAAGGATAACTGGCGTAACTATCCCCGTGCGATGCTACGGGCAAGGTGTGTCTCGGAAGGCATACGCTCTGTCTACCCTGGTTGCGTGGTGGGCGTATACACGCCAGAGGAGGTCGAAGACTTTAAACCCGAACCCAAGCACATGGGTAATGTCGTTGAAGTTACGCCAGATAATCCGACTACGGTGGAACAGATTATGGAGACAAAACACGGCAAGTTTTCCCTCTATCTCCCAGATACTGTAGAGCCTTACTCAAGCCACGAAACCATTGAAAAATGGCTGGAGAGCTTTGACCAAATGACAACCCGCATTGCGTCTGCCTCAAAACTTTCTGTTGAGCAAAAGTCAGACAAGATGAAAGCCCTCAAAGAAGCCAACAAAGAGTTGATTGATGGGTTTGATTCGTTCAACAAAATCAAGGTCAGAGCTGCTATGGCAAAGCTGGGGGAGAACGACACCCCAAAGCCGCCAGTGTCTCAGGACGAGTAGGAACACAGAAGGACAACATCTTGAGACACTTAGAAAATGGACTCAACATCACCCCGATGGAAGCCCTCAACTACTACGGCAGCTTTAGGCTTGCAGCACATATCGAAGTCCTTAGAAAAGAGGGATATAACATCTCTACAACAATGGTTAAGGACAACGGCAAGGAATACGCATCTTACAAACTCATCAAAGGAACATCAAATGTCTAAAAGTAACTTTCCCGACAAACCAGGCTACGGCACACTCTTTTTTGTTGCGCCAGAAGACAAGAAACACGCCCAAGGTCCTGACTTCACAGGTCACTTAGTCCTTGACATGGACTACAAGGCTGGAGAGCGTGTCAACTTTGGATTGTGGCAAAAACAAACCCGCATGGGCACACCAATGTTCTCCGTGCGTGAGGACAACTGGTTGAAAAAGAAAAAACTGGAAGAGCAGCAACCCCGTGAAGTGACACCAGGTTACGCCAAGCCCAAGAAAACCACTTGGAAAGATGACGATAACGCCGTGCCGTTTTAATGGCTACCAAGAAAACATCGCCCACGACAAGAAGCCTTGAGTATCTCAGGGAGCAGGGCTATTTGCCGTGGATTGTTGAGCATTGGAATCCCTTTGCTCGGGTCAGAAAAGATTTGTGGGGTTGGTGTGACATATTGGCAATCAAAGAAGGGGAAGTCCTTGCAGTACAAGTTACTTCTACTGGTGTTTCAAGTCGCATTAAAAAAATTCAAGAAAGCGAGACCATATCATGGGTGAGAAAAGCAAACATAACAGTTCACGTTCACGGTTGGAGGAAGTCAACCAAGACGGGGAAGTATGTGTTAAGGATAGAGAATATCTCTTAGAACTAATCAACATGAGTTTGAAAGAACTCTATGATGTGGCTTACAAACAAGGGTTTGAAGATGGAATGAGTTTCATCGCAGACCCTAAGATTAACTACGGTTAAGGGACTTTAGCTCAGATGGTAGAGCAGCAGACTTTTAATCTGTTGGTCGTGGGTTCGACCCCCGCAAGTCTCACCAAACAGCCAGCGGAAGGCAACTCAGGCGCAATGCCTGGAGTTAGGACAGGTGCTGACAGACCCCCTGCAATTCCGCAGTCTGTCTTTTCTAACTTCAAAGGAACATCATGAAAAAAGGCAACATTTTTGTAGCAACACCGATGTACGGTGGTCAATGCACTGGGTACTATGTACAGAGTATGTTGACACTCGGACCGATTCTCAATCAAAACGGTTATGACATGTCATACAGCGCTATGTTTAACGAGTCACTCATTCAGCGTGGTCGCAATGCCCTTGTGCATGGCTTTATGGGTCGTCCTGAATGCACTCACCTGCTGTTCATTGACGCAGACATCAAGTTCAACGCAATTGACGTTATCAAGATGATTGAGTCTGACAAAGACATCATCTGCGGCATCTATCCTAAGAAGGAAATCAATTGGGAAGAAGTTGAACGTGCCGTGCGTGAAGGCTTACCACAAGAGCAACTGAAAAACCGCACAGGCAGTCTTGTCGTCAACCTGAAAAACTACACAGGCAGTGTGACAGTGCCCGTTGACCAACCCGTGGAAATTTTCAACGGTGGCACAGGGTTTATGCTCATTAAGCGCAACACCTTTGAAGTCCTCAAAAATCACGTTGCAAGCTATAACAACGATGTGAACATCTTGGGTCAGAAAATCGGTGCAGACCGCATTACAGAATACTTTGCTTGCGCCATTGAGCCTGGTACAGAGCGTTTGCTATCTGAGGACTACTACTTCTGCTGGAAAGCCCGTGAAGCAGGTTTGACAGTGTGGGCAGCTCCTTGGGTTCACTTGGGACACTTCGGTACTTACTTGTTTGAGGGTGGATTAACTCCAGCACCATGATGAATTTTAATTCTTTTGACGTTTTTGACACGCTTGTTGGTCGTAGAACAATCAACAATGACGCAGTTTTAATTGCCTTGGAGAAGTCCAGTGGCGTAGAAGGCTTTGCCCTAAAGAGAAAGGAAGCCGATACAGGCACACGCAGTCTGCAACAAATCTATGAGGCGTTGTTCAAAGATGGTGTGATAAAACTCGAAGACGTTGAAAGATTGATGAAGGAAGAGATTGACTTAGAGATAAGTCTGTCTTTTCCGATAACAAAAAACATAGAAAGAGTAAAAGACGGTGACATTCTTATCAGTGATATGTACCTACCTGCTTCTGCAATCCTGGCGATTGTCCGTGCTTGCGGTCTGGATAAACAAGTTACCATTTATCAAAGCAATAGCGGCAAATCTAGCGGCAAGGTCTGGCAAAAAATAAAGCCAAACAAACACTTGGGCGACAACATCCACAGTGATGTAAATATGCCCCGTGAAGCTGGCATAGATGCAGAACACTTTGACAACCCTCAAACACTTTTAATGTCGTGCGTTAATTTGCTGGGTAGAGAAATTCAGTTTAGAAACCATCACATAAACTATTTTTCTCAGTTGTCAGCAAGAGTAAACGTGCCGTTTCTGTTGTGCGTCAGCGAGTACTTGCACAAGAACGTTGGTCACAGAAACATTGTGTTCTTGGGCAGAGATTGTTACTTATTGCACAAGATATACACAGCTTATTACGGCACTGCTTACTATGTGCCATTCAGCCGCAAACTGGCGTATGAGGATGGCAAGAAAGCCATTCAGTACCTAGACGCACACAGCCCTAGCAATCCCTTGTTCTTTGACTTGAGCAGCACAGGCGCTACTTGGCAACACTTGAGTCAGTTCAGAGAGCTGGATGTGATGGTGGCGTACTATTCCAACGTCTTTTTCTACACCAAGGAAAAACCAGTTTTGCCTGAGAAGTTCAGCTACATTTTGAACAACAAAGAACATGGGCAAACCAATGAGATGCTGGAAGTCATGAACTGTGCAAACCACGGTTACATCAAGTCAGTTGAGATGTTTGACGAAAATCTCATGACCGCAGAGTTTTACACGCCAGAGTTACCAGCCCGTCTAATCAAAGAAATCCACTCTTCTGTGATTCTTGCTCAACAGCTTGCGCCGCACTACAAGGCTTGGGTTCGAGAGGAGCTTGGCAGCATGAGCAATGAAGATTTGAAAACCGTGATGGCGCTTTTGGGCGAGTCTATGTGTAAAAGAACAGACCTGCTGTTATCAGTTCAAAACTACATCAGCGCACACAATCAAGAATACTTGGAGTCCATGTGAATCATTATTTAAATCCGTTTATTCTTGAGGAAATCAATCAACACGGCATGGATGCACCGACCATTCCGACGTTTTTGCAACCTTCTTTTGCTCAAGCCTACGAAGATGTGATTTTGACAAGCCTGGTTTGGGCTAATCAAACGTCACATGGCGGGTTTGGTTTGATTTTCATTGAAATAGGTGCAAACCATCCCGTCAATACAAGCCCCAGCTACTTGTTTGAACGTATGGGCGTTAAGTGCGTGTTGGTGGAAGCAAACCCTAAACTGATACCAGAGTTGAAAAAGCACAGAAGCGCAGAAGTTCTGAATTACGCTGTAACCAATAGTCACAAAGAAGAGATTAAGTTTTACGTCAGCCCAGACAATGAGATATCCAGCGTAAACAAGAGTTTTGTTGAAAATTGGAAAGATGGTCAGATAACAGAAACCATCACTGTGCCAACTATCAGAATTAACGACATTTTGAAGAATCGCACGGGAAACATCATGTTGTCGATTGACGTAGAAGGTCACGACTACGAAATTTTGGCAGATATAGACTTTGACTTGTATCAGCCCTATATCATCATGATTGAGCCTAGCGAAGAATTTGCACCAGGTTCAGTGAAGAAGATTTGCTCGTTTTTGCGTGGCAAGGGCTACAAGTTGATGGCAAGAACGTTCGTCAACTTGATATTTCAAAAAACGTGATTTTTTTGGTGGCGGGGGAGCGAAATCCGTTTTAAGATTTTTCTACCCCTGACCAACCGATTTATGCGTGAGCGTGGTACTCAGCTTCTGTGAGAATGCCTGGCTTATATTTGCCTTCTGGTTTGAAGATGGTCAACTCTTGCTGGCGCATCTCTGGTGCAAAACTAATGTGCATCCAACGACCATACTCATGAATCATTTGGTCAAATTTAATACCTGCACTCTTCACTATTTGACACAGTTCATAGGGGGTATGTGCAGATGAGCTGCAATCAATAGCCCAACCGTCCATGTGAGAGCTGATTTTGCTACCGCCCACAGCTTCATTGACCGCAGGTAAGCGTAACCATGAATTAACACGCAAAGGACCAGTTGCAGAGCGCACCATCTCAAGGTGTTCAGCAGCAACCTTCATGTTGTGCAACTGTTGTTCGCTGGGTTGATTATCAATGTGCAAACGAATAGCCGTCTCGCTGTACGTTGCTTCGTCAAGGGTGAAGTGTTCACTCAGTTGTGTCATTTTTTGCTCCAATGTGAATGCCAGTAATCAGACCAAGAAAGCCACCGCAAATTGATTGGAAAGCAGGTCCAACAATATCAAAAACAATTTTGTCGTCCACAGTAGGGTCAAGCACCGCTTGGACAAACATCCAAATCATACTGATGATGACACCCATAAGGGACAAACTGGCAATTAGCGTGACACACGCTTTCAAATCCCATTTCATTGCTTACTCCTTACTTGGTTGTATAAATCGACACAGGTGTTAAGTTTGCGGATGGCTGAGTCACCGTCTGCTGCGATGGAGACAAGAGATTGAGCAGCCTCTGGGTCAAGTTCGGTTCTTGTTTCTGTATCTCTTGCGGCAGAGGCGGCATTTTGGCTGCTTGATACGCTGCGGGTGGCGATAGATAACCGCAACTCGCCAGAAGCAAGGTCAGACTGCAACTTAGTAATTTGAGCTTTTGCATTTTCGTTTGCCTTTTTCAATGAAGCTGCTTGGTCATCCGCAGCTTGTTTCATGTCTTGTTCTTTCTCATGTTGAATAGCATTCAGACGAGCAACTTCCGCAGCTTGTTCAGCATAAGCCTCATGGTGTCCGTAAAAGTACGCACTGATAACCATCGCCAAAGCGCCAGCAAGTATCCAGGGATTCATTCTTTATCCTTTAAACACATCTCTAACTCTTTTTTGAGTCGATTGATTTTCTGTGTGCCAAGTTTTCGCTCTTCCAAAGCCCACCATCTTGCACCCAAGATAGTAACTACGACCAAAAGGATGGTCAAGACAATTGCCGTTATTGATAAATAACGTATCGTCTTGTCATATCCTCCTGAACTAGCAGACTTATCCCGCATATCGTCCCAACAATTGTGAAAATTGCAAAGATGATAGCCAAAACAAGAAAAATGTTCTGCCTTATTACAGTTAAACGGTACTCACGTTTTAACCTTGCTTGCTCTTCCAGCTTCTCTTTCAAAGCCTTGGCAGCGGCTCTCTCATCATTCAGACGCTGGCGCTCTTCAACAATCTCGCGCCACAGGTCTGGCATCCCCAGCTCATAGCGCACCATGTGTTCGAGGTCTTTGTAGTACTGCCTGATTTGGCGAATCCGCATCACGTTGTCAATGGCTTCCATCGTGACGTTGCGTGGCTTGCCAGCGGCAGCATCCTTCTTGGCTTGCTCTTTTTGCTTTTCGTGTTCGTCTTCTAGGTGCTGCTGACCTTGAAAGAATGTGGATAGGAATCCACCGACTTCAGAGGCAATGCCTGACAATTCACCGCCAGTATGCTTGAGGTCTTTGTATATCTCAATTGCACCCTGGATACCCGCATAGGCAGCTTTACAAGCAGCGAATGCGGTTATCGGGTCAATGACTTACCCCTTACAGACCTTCGCCTGGGGTGATGTAAACAGAGGCGTTTGCTGCGTCGCCAATAACACGGGCGTAAACGTTACCGCTTTGGCTTACTTGTGGTCCTGAAATCACTTTGTAAGCGTAAGGAGGCAGTGAAATAACATAACCAGGACCATTGTCTGGCAATGCCACGTTAAATGTGTTGGTTGGATTAATCCAAACATAAACAGCAGAATTAACGTCTGCGTTTGCAACAAAATACTGTTGACAAGGGCTGTCAGCAGTAATGGTAAACACGTTTGACTGTGTGTTAGCCGACCCATTAACCACCACTTTGACGGTTTTGCCCATAGGCTGAAATGGAATGTTATTAGCCATCAGTACACCTTCTTGCCGCTGCCTTCAGTTGGGCTTTTTTTGGTGTTGTAGCTAGACGTTTCCGAGAAGTCAAACACGGAACGAAAACCACCTTTAGGCAGCTCACCTGGTTGCCAGCGTGTTTGTCCAGGAGAGCCATCCCGTGGCAACTGAGGACGAACAGACTTGGCAATCTGTTGGTTCATGGCTTGAGGGCGCTTTACGGGCGCATTAGCCATGTGATTGTTTTCGTGCGAATTTTTATTCGTCCACTGATTTTGTCTGTTGTTGCTTGGCATTACTGCGCTCCTTGTTTGTCACCACCAGATAGGTGAACATGATGAATATACTGAATGTCGCCACTCTTGTCCAATCCCCCGCCCACAGTGCGTAACACGCTAGGGCGAAGCTCATCGACAACCCCAATATCGTTATCAATCGGTCTGAGATGACCTCTAACGCTAGGCGAAGCAAAGAAACCGAATCCATGATTAACTCCTTTTAGAAATGTAATCATATTATCATGTATCCTCTTACTCATCCTCATCAGCATGGTCAAAAAACCCTGACCCGTACTCGTCATCCGAGATTTTGGCTTTCAGTTGCTCCAACTTCAGCGCACGGTCAATGATTTTGGTCTTGTCTGTCAAAGAAGCAGTAGGGTCAGCCATCGTGGTTTTCAGCAAATCAGAAATGGCTTTTTCTAACTCTTGATTGATACCTTTGTCTTTTCTCTTGGACATCAGCGTCTAGCCTTGCGTTTCTTGGCAGTCTTGGCAGAGCGCACAAATGCCTCCGCAGTAGGGTAGCCTTTCTGACCAGGCTTCTTAGCTGGCAGACCTGCTTTCCTGCGCTTGTTGATGTTGTAATACAGCCCTTTTTTTACCGACATCCCCATCTCCTTCTCGCTGCTTTTCCACGTTCACCCTTCCAACTTTTGGAACGGGCGCAGAATGACTTGTGGCGTGGACCTGACTTCTGAGGCGCTTTCAGGTTGCTGCCAGTAGCACGGTTGTACTTCTTGCGACCTTTGGCAGTCAGACCGCCGCCAGCCTTGACAGAGAGTTTTTCACCCCTGCCAACAGAAAGATTAGGCTTTTTTTCGCTCATCGCTTGGACTTTCTTTTAGTTGGCTTTTTGGACTTTCTAGCCGTTGAAAGAGCAATCGCAATAATTTGTTTTCTTGGGCGACCACCTTCTTTGGTGAGCTTGCTAATGTTTTCTGAGATGGTTTCACGGGATTTACCTTTTTTGAGTGGCATCACTGACCTCCTGTATAACTGGAATACGGGTCTTTTTTACTGTTTGGCGTTTTCTGAGAAACAAGAGAGCCACCAGGTCCGTAAACTCCCAAAGCTTTTAACAAACCAGTTTCTTTTGCGCTGACAGCAGGCTGCATCAATCCCATGATTGCTTTTGGGATAGCGGATTCTTTGATGTTTTGTTTGACAGACTGATACAACGTATCTTTTGTAGGAGATTTTGCCGTTCTCAAAATATCCCCGTACTCAGCCAATTCTGGAGTCAAAGGATTTTTTAGTGCGTTTGCTGCGTTTCCGCTTCTTGTTGCAATAATGTCCCGCAACGTTTGAACGTTAATTTTTCCTGCCTCATCAATACCAGATTTGCCCAAACGGCTGTATAAATCTCTCAGCGTTGCATAAGCTGTGTATTTGGATTTCCAATCAGAATATTGCTTTGCCAAATTTGGGTTTGCGTCTTTCAAATTGTTGTAAGCAACATTGTCAAGAACATCTTTCAATTCATGCAACAAAGCATTTTGAGAAAGATTTTGACCCGTGCCCAATTTGGCGTTAATTTGAGTAATGGCTTCTCTCAAACCTTCCGCAGCAAATTCACTGCCTTTGGGTACACCATTCACAGTCTCAACAATTCTTCCTGAAGGACGATAACCTTTGATGTTTGAATCAATAATTGTTCGAACAGAACTGGCTTGGTCGCCAAACGCTTGGTCAACTTTTTTCAATACATCTTCAATTTGGGATACTTCTTGAGGTGTTGTTGTAAACCTTCTGTTTTTAAAAAGGTTTTCAACTTCAAAACCAAGGTTTCGTTGTGTTTTGTTTAGCCAAGCCTCATCAATCTTTTCAGCAACACTACCTGCTCGTTGAGTAGCTTCTTTGGTTGCTTTGCTCAGATTACGTTCCATTTCCTCGGCTGTTTCCCCAGAACCATAAGCCATGCCTTGTCGAGTTCTAGCGCCTGGACCAAGTTCGTATCCTGATTTTGCAGCTTTTTGAGATACCTCTTGAATTTCAGGAACAATGTGACCAAACATCTGACCAGAAACGCCACGAGCAAATCCTGGAAATCCACCGCCAACAATTTCACCAGTAGCTTGAGTTATTGGACCACCGCCCATCTCTTCCGCAATTTGTCCACCCCCAACAGAACCCAACCATGTAGCTGTTCCTAAAACGGGATTAGCGACCATCAAAGGAACGTTGTAAGGAAGATTCCTAAAAGCTCTTTCTACAGTTCTTTCTGGCAAATTTTTAGCTTTAGGCAAATCCATTTTTTCCGCAAGACGTTCACCGTAGACGGGAACAGCCTCGGTAAGTCCTCTGGCAGCTACGCCAAATGAATGACCAATACCTGGAGACTCTTGTGAATCTCCTGTGAATTTGCTGTAGTCATCTGCCATGTTTATCTGCCTTGACGTAAATTGATTTGGCGAGGAATGTCATCCGTTCCTCTAAACCATGAACCGTTTTTCAAAGTTCCATCTTTTAATTTTTTCTCAACATCTTGAGGGGTGAGTTTGGGAAAATTCTCATTCATCCATTGCTCACTGCCTTGAGTTGTTAACGGGAAACTTTCTTTGTCTGAACGGTTTTCAATGTTCATATCAACAACGCCAAGTTTCCTGTCTGCATCTTCAATGCGGCGATGAAGAATGTCTGCAAGCGTTCCCAAACGAGATGCTTGGTCATAAATGTTAGAAAACGATTTATCAAGATAAATGCTTCCTCGTTGACCAGAACTTTGAACGTCGGACAAGGCAACAGTAAACAACATTTTGTTTAACACTTTTGCAGAACGAGCTTCATCTGCGGAAATTTTCCCTTGTTGAACAGCGTTATCAATTTGTGAATCCAAAACAGATTGTTTTTGTTCAGCAGCAACTTGGTCATCACCAGTAATGCTTTTAATAGCATCAAGGTTTATCAAGTTTTTAATTTTTGCAGAAGCACCAACAGACTGAGGATTTTGTTTGATGTAGTTTGCAACACTTTCAATTGATTTGATTGTGTCCAAACTTCCAACAACTCGTTTTACGCCTTCTTTGCTTAAATTTGTCAGGCTTTCTGGTTTTAATTCTGGATAGAACTTTTGAGCTTCGTTCAAAACTTCTCGGTCAATTTTTCCCATGCCTCCAAGTTTTGCTTTTTGCAAATCAAGTTCTTCTCGTTTAAATCCTTCCATGACTCGTTCATGTGCAAGTCTTGTTGCACGGTCTTCTTCTTGACGTTTTTTCTCTTGCAGTTTTTCGTTCATCTGCCAGGCTTTTTCAGCCAACTCATAGGTTGCAGCAATACCGTTTTTCTCTAGGTATTCCTTCATTGTGTTGGCAGAGTGTTGAGAAATTGCGTCCCTAGCTTGAGCCATGCCCAATTCTTTATTTACAGCAGCAGTGTCGGCAGCACGTTTGAGTTGGTCTCGCAACCCTTCAACTGTTTTTGCCAAGGCTTTTTGGTTTTCGTCAAAGATGTCTTTTTGTTTCTTATAAACATCCATCTGACCTTTTTGGTAGCCTTCCAGCATTCCGTTTTGAGCAAATAAAGCGGCTTGTGCGTTACCTTTAGCACCGCCACCAATCAAAAAACCAAGAATATTGGTCATAGTGAACATGAGTGCCAAGTCACCAGCGGTTTGTTGTGTGGGCACAAAAGGTTTTCCAACCTCATCCACAGCGCTTTCCAGTTTGGTTTTTAACTCTGGAGGCTCACGTTCTTCTGCGTATTTTTTAGTTGTCTCAGCCTCAGCTTTTGCCAATTCTGATTTGCCGTACAACTCTTCTTGAGCTTTTGCGGCATCCATCTCGCCTTTGGCTTTAGCTGCGGTGAGGACTTGACTAGCAAACGGGTCTTTTTTGACGTCAGGCAACAAAACGTCAGTAGATTTGCTTGTCAGCGGATTTGGAGCTAATACATCAGCCATATTTACTCCTTACGGTGCTGTAGGTGTTGTTGTATAAACTGGTTGTTGACCAGGAATACCA